TAAGTGGATTACCCGGGACGGCGAAGAGATTGAGCTGTCCAAAATGACGATCAAGCATCTCTATGGCGCCCGCCAGGTTGCCCGTCGCGCTGCCCACTGTGCTAACTTCACCTGCGACCAGGAGAATTGGGATAGCTGGGTCGAGCTGTTTAACGAGGAAATCGTGCGCCGTGAGGGCAGCTCCGGCGCTGCCGCCTATGCCCCTGCGCCGAAAGCAGCACGCAAGGGGCAGAGCCCTGTTCGCGGGGTAAAGGTGTGCATGGTTTGCCACTGCGGGGTTGAATACATGGCGCGCGAAGCTGACCTGTCTCGCGGCTGGGGCTATAGCTGCTCCAAGTCTTTCGCTGCAAAACGTCGCGAGTTCGGTCGCCCGAAAGCTAAACGCAAGGTGTCTTGATGCGCAAATATCTTTTTACCAACTTCGGCAATTTTAAGCCACAAGAAGTGACTTTGTTGGAGCTCGCAGATTGCGGTCTGTGGGGCGACGAAGAGTTTGAGCAGTTTGCAGACATGGCTGTTGGCGATATTTTGCAATTTCCTGCTTTCTACACAGTGGAGAGGATTGAATGACGTCGCTTACTGCAAAACACTATCGAGAAGGTTTGCAGAATTGCGGTTGCTGATAAGGAAAACGTTGTATAGTTGGTTGTCAGCGCAAAATGCGCAGCACTCAGGAGAACAAAATGAACCTCGTAAGCTCTATGGTCGTTACTCAATACATGCACTTCATTGTGATGCGAACCTTCTTCGTTAAGCGCGGCAAAGCAAGCGTGGATATCAGCGCTTACGCCTACCTGTTTAGCGAGCACGAGGTTTTGCCCGGCGGCCAGTACACTGCAACTAGCGTTGGGTTGCCTGCCCAAACTGCACCGGGAGACGCCGCGAAAGCGTGTGCTAAGCTGTTCCGCGATCTGCGCGACAAGACGTCAAGTCCTGTTAGCAATCTCAAACTTGTTGACCACACTGAAGGCAAGCTCATCGCCAAGTATGTGAACGAGGCGGATCAAGAAGTGTCACAAGTCGAGGCCAAGGAGGCCCATTAACATGCAAAACTATATCGCTCCCTTGAATGGTGCTGTTGCCATTCTGTTGTTCCTGATCGTCGCTGTCGGACTCGGCATCTGGCTGTTCTGTTCCAACGTGCTTATCCCGCGAGAGCGTTACGAAAGAGGTCGACGCTACGCCCTGGACGCATTCGAAAAGTTCGGGGACGATGCAAAAGATGGACTGGAAGATCACATTAAATCTGCAAAAATATTCGCCTGCTTTTGCGAGTTCGAAAAAGGCATTATATCTGTTCTGAAGACTCGAGAGCTGGACAAGCGAGGTTTTGAAGGAAATGCAGACTTACGAAGAAGCCAAGCAACGTGGTGTCAAGTTCGCCGAACAAATCCTCCGCAACTATCCTGAAACAGGTCTCGAGTCTTTGCGACGCAGTATTGTTGATCACAGGAATACCTCTATCCACAAAGACTCGTGCTTTGCAGACGGGATCGAAGAAGTCTTGTCCAATCTGGCAAACATGGGTCGTTAAAATGGGCAATGAAATGGAAATTCAACCGCGCCAGTTCACGCTGAAGAACATCCGTGGAATCCTGGAGATCTTTGGACTCCAAGGGGTTATTGTGATTAAGGGACAAGGTTGGTCTCGCTGCTACGTGCAGCACTGTGCCCCTGCAACCAGGTTGGAGCCTAACCCGATACCACTTCAATTCGGTCGCGTCATGTTTAAAGACGGCAAATTTAGCCACTTCAACTTCTACCTAGACCCAACTGGTCGCATCCACGATACCATGTATTATGAGGTCGCCTTGCTCCTGTTCCGGGCCACAGGGATAGAGCTCGATGCGCCTGCCTGGGACGACCTCGTGGCACGCGCTAAGCTGCGTGAGGATGCCAGGTGCGAGCAGCGTGCACGGGAGCGGGGGCAGTTGCCTGCAAAGGCTAAAGGTGCGCGCCGCAAGCTGTCTGCGCCAAACTATGCGCACGCCGTGATGCAAACCTTGGAGAGCGACATTGGCGAGCTCAGGCAAAAAGACTTGTTGGAGTCTTTGTCTTGTGATGATAAGCCTGAGCAGGTATAGTTAGCTTGTCTGGTAATTAAACCTTTTCTTGTTGGAGATGTGAAATGAAACTCAAGTTTGATGTGACTTCCGAAGAACTCTCAGACTTTTTGAACAAGCAGTACCGCGTGCTGACCGACAAGCTTAACGATGCTGTCGGCCGTAAAGATTACACTCAGGCCAAGACCTTGCTGGAGCGTGTTTCTGAGATTGACGACCTCATGAAGCACAACTTGGTTCCCAACTCGATCGCTAATGTGGTTATTCGCGTCGACGTAATCCCCAGGGAAGCCCCCTCGCTTCCTGCGCACGGGCCGAGCCCACGCTGATGACGGTAAAAGCGATTTGCGCACATTGCGAGTCTGACTGCCGCCTCACAGATGGGGCGGAAATCTACACTCATCGCGCCGACCTCCACAGTTTGAAGTTTTGGATCTGCGACAAGTGTGACGCCTACGTTGGGTGTCACAAGCCTGGTAATAATACCCGCAAGGGTAACGCTGATGGCACACTTCCCATGGGTACTGCTGCGAACAAAGAGCTGCGAATCTTACGACACAAGATTCACCGCCTTATTGACCCCTTCTGGGAGAAGTCCAACAACAAGCGGGGGCACAGACAGGAGCTTTATGCTCACCTTACCCATTTCGGTCACCACAAGAAACTGATACGTGATGGGGAAACTTTCCACGTTTCTACACTGACTCTAGAATCGGCTCAGCGCTTTTACGACCTTTTCGACGAGTTTGCTAAAATCTACTACCCTTACGGGGTTCGAGTTATTTCGAGGGTTAAATAATGCGTCAAATCCAACATCAAACACAGCCGACTGGTAACACTTGCGTTTGCACCTGCATCGCGATGCTGACTGGCAAACCTGCCCAGGAAATCATCGACAAGTGGCACGATCTTTACTACAGCCACCAAGAACCACTGATGGACATTCTGGAAGAAGAGGGCTTGCGCGTCGAGCGCCACTATTCTGCAGGCTCCCCACGCATACTGCCAGGCAAGCTTTACTTGCTCACTGTACCTTCTTTGAACATTGAAGGTTCGCTCCACCAAGTCCTTGTAGACTGGAGGGACGAAGCTCTTGGCCCGGTTTGCCTGGACCCGGCGAAAGGGTTGCCTGATCGCAAATACTACACTCTGAGCGAAGACGAGTGGGATGACGTAACTGAAGCCCGCCTCCTCACTTCCTGGGTTTTGGATTTCACAATCAAAGGGTGGAAAGAATGACTGTAATCGTTTATCGCGACGGGGTAATGGCTGCTGACCGTATGCAATCCACGGGCAATGTCAGTGAACCTGTAAGAACCAAGATTTTTATCGTGACGCCGAAAGACCATGTGCGCCTTGTCGTAGGACTATGTGGCACCACTAAAGGCACAGCGGAGATTCTCAAACACCTGGAACAGCACGGCACTACTGGCGGGCACCTCGACTTGTCGGCCCTAGGTTACAAATCTGACCATACTTACGGCTATGCTGTTAGCGCTTACGGTACAGTCTGGGAAATCTACGGCGATGGGTCTTGCCTGGAGCCTGAGCCCCAAGATTATTACGTGGATGGAGCGGGCTACGAGTTTGCGATGGGTGCTTGCGCTGCTGGCGCCAGTGCTGTGCAAGCTGTGTTGTTAGCGGGCAAGCACCACTTAGCTTGCGGTTATGGCGCGACCTCTGTTAACGTAAAAGAGTACCTTACAAAAGGTGGCGGTCAAACAGGGCACTCCGAGGAGAGTTTAAATGATTGCAAGAGCTCCAGGTAAAAGTTACCTTTGTAAAGGTGGCCCTTACCACAACAAGCTGATTGAACTCACTAACGGTCAGCGAACTCTGGAATTTAGCGTCGGCGGCTGTAAACCGGGGCACTACCGCCCCGCTACAGCAGAAGACAACCCGATAGAACTTTGCGCACCCTACCTTGCGTCTCCGACCTACGACATGGTTTGGACGGAGGAGACAAATGGCTGAGCTGGTATTAATGTGGTTACGCAAGAACTGGCTGACACTGCTGCTTTGCGCTATAATGTTCGCAGGCTACAAATATCACCAATATCTGGTTAAGGACGCTCATGAATCTGGGTATGAAAATGGCAAGAAGGCAACAGAGCAGATCGCTGAGAATCGCGAGAAGAAGCTACTCGAGCAAAGGCTTGCAGATAAAAACGCTCTCGAGCAAAAACAACAAGCTGAACTGGCTCTTCGTGACAATCGGATTCTTGAGCTTGATAATGCTGCTGACGGGATGCGCACAGAGCTCGAGCGTATTGCCCGACTCGCAAGTCACTATACCGGCGTTAAGTCCTCTGGCGATTCAGCCAGAAAGGCGGTCGGTTTGCTTGCCGAGTTGCTCAGAGAAAGCCAAGATGCTTATCGAACAACAGCAGCAGAAGCTGACAGGTATTACCTCGCTGGAATGACTTGCCAGCAACAATACAATTCCTTAAGAGGCAACTATGAAGCCAAAACAACTGAAGGCGGCAGCCAAACCTATGTCAAGCTTAATGATCGCTGAGTTCATCAAAACTTCAAGCCCTGCTACCAAGGCGGCGTTTGAAAAACACAAGCAAGACCTTTTGGAAAAACTGACTCTGGTTCAACAAGGTGACGAAGAAGCCTTGGCGGGGTTTATGTTCGCTTATGCGGAACTGGGTAATGAGATTGGTCGCCGTTACAATGTAAAACATTGACCAAGCACCTTCGTGAGTGTATTGTCAAGGCTTCATTCACGTGGGGGATTAAAAAATGCCAGTAATTACGCCGGAACGCGCAGGGGGTAAAAACCGTTGCGCGTTTTTAGATATGTTAGCGGTATCTGAGTTAGGACCCCTTCTGGGTGTGTCTGACAACGGTTACAACGTGATTGTCGGAAGCGTCTATTCTAAATCTGGTAACCACAAGTTGGACCTGTTCAGCGACTACCGGAATCACCCTCGCAAACTCGTCACCCTCGAAAAGCTTGGCATCAAGTCAACTGCCGCAGGGCGATACCAAATACTGGCAAGATTCTACGACGTTTACAAAGTCCAGCTGAAACTTCCAGACTTTTCACCGCTGTCCCAAGATCTTATCGCGCTCCAGCTTATGCGGGAGTGTCGGGCGTTCGAACCCCTCGATCGCGGGGATATTAAGACTGCTATTACTCGTTGCAAGTCACGCTGGGCCTCTTTGCCTGGGGCGGGGTACAACCAAAACGAGCACAGCATGGACTATCTGGTCCAGGCATACACCGCTGCGGGCGGCACAGTGAGCTGAGGGCACAATGGACATCGATAACGAAACTAAAACAAAGCTCTGGTTGATGGTAGCAGGGTTGGCAGGGGGCTTTATCACTCTGACTACCAGCAAGCAAGAGCTGACCTTCAAGCAGCGGATAGCGTACTTGATCTCTGCGCTTTTCGTTGCTTTGTTCATCACGCCTTGGGCGTGTGAATACTTCGGGATAACTTCCACAACCGCTTTGACTGGGTTGGGGTTTACCATGGGCGCTTTCTGGCAAATCGTTGTCGCCAGGGGCGCTGAATTTATTCAAAACTGGCGGAAGCCAGGGAACAACGAGGCTCAAAATGGCTAACGATATTTTGGTATCGCTTGGTTGGGTAACGGACATTGGCGAATGCGCGAAAAGTGTGGTCCATTTTTGGGGGACGCCGTTGGGCCTTTTTATCTCAGGCTCGATAGTGTTTTCTAGCTTCATTCGGGTGTCTCACCCGAAGGGCAACCAAGGATTTTTCGATTCAATTTGGCATCTTTGCTTTGGGTTAACGGGGGCAGCGGGGTTCATTGGAGGGCTGACAGGGGCTTACCCCACGCAGGTACTTAAAAGCATGTTAATCTTAATGGCGATAAGGGGGATCGTTAAGGCCGTTCGCGTGTTTCGAATTTGAACCTCTTGCCACAAGCCCATATCGCCTTTATATTCAAGCCATTGATTCGGAGGCGATATGAGCAATATTGACGTAAACGACCCAGACTGGACTGCTTACATTGAAAGGTCTAAGGAATTAGACCACGATGCTCGCGTGATCCGTGAGCGCGTCGTTTCAGAGTACCTTTACGACTTCAACTGGACCCGTGCTTGCCTCCGTTGCGGGTTTCGTGCTGAGTTCGCAGAAGACAACGGCAAGCGCTTTCGCAATGACCCTTACTGCATTTGGAGAGTCAAAACACTCGCCCGCGAGCGCAACCTTGAAGTTCGCAGCGACGTCACCCCTGAGCAAGCCCTGGACGAGCAAGCAGCGAAAAGGGCAGACATCCTTAGCGCACTGGAGCGCGAAGCTAACTACTTTGGGCCCGGTAGCAGCGCAGCGGCCCGTGTAAGCGCACTGGGCAAACTGGCGCAGCTACGAGGCATGGAGCCTGTGAAGCAGGCGAAGATTGAGCACAAGATGCCTGGCGTAATGGTAGCACCCGGGATTGCTAGCGTATCTGACTGGGAATCTGTGGCCCAGGGTGCCCAAGAGAAGCTCCGAGACGAAACAATGAGCGCCGTCCAAACAGGGGTGACTCATTAATGGGTGAAGCTGCTTACAAGGTCGTGTGGAAGCCCCACGACGGGTCTCAAACTTTAGCTTTGTCTTGCCCTGCTGACGAAATATTGTATCACGGCACACGAGGTCCTGGAAAGACTGACTCTCAACTCATGCGCTTCAGACAGCGCGTGGGGCTAGGTTACGGAAAATACTGGAAAGGTATCATCTTTGACCGTGAATACAAAAACCTAGACGACCTTGTTACCAAATCCCAGAGATGGTTCCCTGAATTTAACGACGGCGCGAAGTTCCTAAGCTCGAAGTCGGACTATAAGTGGGTCTGGCCTACAGGTGAGGAGTTGCTTTTCCGTGTCGCGGCAAAGCCTGAAGATTACTGGTCTTATCACGGCCACGAGTACCCATTCATTGGCTGGAACGAGCTGACCAAGTATCCGACTTCTTTGGTGTACGATGCGATGATGTCGTGCAACCGGTCATCCTTCCTCCCTGAGGACCACCCACAGATTGATAAACAGGGGAATGTCTATTACTTGCCGCGCATACCCCTTGAAGTATTCGCAACGACTAACCCCTTCGGCGTGGGGCACAACTGGGTTAAGAAGCGCTTCATTGACATCGCCCCGATGGGTAAGATTGTGTCCAACGAAGTTACAGTGTTTGACCCTAAGACGCAGAAAGATATTGTGGTTACAACAACAAGGTGCCACATTTACGGTTCTTACCGGGAAAACAAAAACCTTGACCCCAAATATATAGCGAAGCTGATGTCAGAGACGGACCCGAACAAACGCATCGCGTGGTTGGCAGGCTCTTGGGAGATTACTTCTGGCGGTATGTTTGACGACGTGTGGAACAGCCGTATTCATGTTCTCCCTCGTTTTAATATACCGGAAAGTTGGAAGATCACTCGCAGCTTTGACTGGGGCTCGTCTAAACCCTTCTCTGTTGGCTGGTGGGCGATTAGCGACGGCACAGATTACGTTGACCACACGGGCAAGCGTCGAAGCACAGTTCGCGGTGACGTTTTCCGAATTGCTGAATGGTACGGCACGAACGGTAAGACAAACGAGGGTTTGCGCATGATAGACGCAGACATCGCCCGTGGCATCAGATACCGCGAAAACTTGTGGGGCATAAGCAACAGGGTTCAACCTGGTCCAGCTGATAATAGTATCTGGGACTTGGAAAACAACAACTCTACTGCGGCCACAATGGCCAAGCCTGTTCTCATTGAAGGTCTGAGCTACCCGGGGATCACGTGGCGGAGGTCCGACAAATCTACGGGCTCTCGGAAGCGTGGTTGGCAGAAAATGCGGGAGTTCTTTTTCGGTTCCTACCCTGATCGGGAAACAGGAAAGAGAGAGAACCCTGGTATTTTTATTTTCGACGAATGTAAATATTTCATAGATCTTGTTCCGAGCTTGCCCCGTGACGAAGTTGATCAAGATGACGTAGACACGGAAGCAGAAGACCATATGGGTGACGAGACTCGTTACTTCATTCTAGACCAAGCTGTTTACAGCGGTGTAAGACCTACCAGGGGGTAAAATGAGCATCACAGCCGTCCACCCGCTCTATGCGAAATTCAGTCCTATTTGGGAAAAGCTGAATGACGTGTTCGCAGGGCAGGACACCATCAAGGAAAAACGGCAAAAGTATTTGCCACCACTAATGTCAATGGAATTGGACGGGATGACGTCCCCCGAAGACTTGGGTTACCAGCGGTATCAACAGTATATACTGAGGGCCAACTTCCCAGACGATTACTCTGAGGCGGTTCGGAATAACCACGGTCTTTTGTGGTCCAAGCAAGCTACGATCGAGCTACCCGACGAGATGGCTTACATGTTGACGTCTGCCACCCGTGACGGGATGGGTTTGCAAGCCTTGCTGGCAGCCGTAAACGAGATGCAACTCCGAAACGGTCGAGTGGGTCTTCTGCTGGACATGGATTCCGTTGCATCTGCGGAAAATAAGCCCTTTATTAGCGTCTACTATGCTCCAGCTATTCGCAATTGGGATTCTGCTGATCGCAGGCTTGACGGGGCAGTGGCTCGAGACTCTCTTAACATGCTTGTGCTTGACGAATCCGGGCCTGTGCGCGTAGAAGGCGGGTTCGACTGGCAAGACCAGATCCGTCGAAGGGTTTTGTTGCTCGGGCCTTTGGAGGTCGACGATAAAGCCAACTCCGGTGCTGTTTATCAACAAGGCCTTTTTGTCAACGACCAGGAAACTGATTCTTTCGACAAAACGAAGATGATTGTGCCTAAGTATAAAGGTTCACCTTTGAATGAGATCCCTTTTGTCGCAATCAATGCGTCAGACTGCTTGATTGAGCCTGACAGCCCTCCTTTGCTAGGTTTAGCAAACCTTGTCCTTTCGATGTACATTAGCGATGCTGACTACCGCCAACACTTGGCGACACAAGGCCAAGACACTTTGGTTCGCATAGGCGCGATAGGCGACGGCGCAAGTGACGGCAAGGCCCCTGTTCGTGTGGGCGGTAACTCCGTCATAGACGTTGCAATGGGAGGCGATGTTAAATACGTTGGCATCGAATCGAAGGGCTTAGAGGAGGCCCGCATGGCTTTGGCGAACGACAAAGCCGAAGCTCAACTGAAAGCGGGCCAAATGGTTAACAACACCAAAGGCAGCCAGGAGTCTGGGGAAGCTCTTCGCACCCGTATAGGTGCCCGTACTGCTTCCCTCGTGCAGCTCGCGAAAACAGGTGCCAGCGGTGTAGAGGCTTTGCTGAAGCTGTGTGCGCGATGGATGGGGCTGGACGAAAACCAAGTGATTGTTAAGCCCAACTTGGACTTCTCGAAAGCTTTGTTCTCTGGGCAAAACTTAGTCCAGACCATGTCAGCTCGCCAGCTGGGCGCACCAGTCTCTCTTGAGACCATCCACAGCTATCTGTCTGATCAAGG